TCACCGATCCAGTATCCGGCCTGACCTTCCAGGTCGCACTCTATCGGCAGTATCGGCAGCTCAAGTACGAGATTGCCCTTGCTTGGGGTGTAAAGGCTATTAAGCCGGAGCATATCGCTGTCCTGACTAAATAACATTTTCCGGGGCTTCGGCCCCGGATTTACTCTTTTAAGGAGGGATAGCATGGTTTACGAAGATGGGTTGGGATGGCCGGATGCAAACTCTTACGCGACACTGACAATGACAAAGACTTTTTTTGGCAATATCAATTTTAACTACTCGACATTTACCGACGCCGAGATAGAAGCGGCGTTAATCCGCGCAACGGCATACATAGACACTTACAAGCGCTGGCCTGGTAAGAAAGCGACCGCCGAGCAAGGGCTTGAATGGCCACGGACCGGAGCCTACGATGTAAACGGGTATCTTTTGCAGTATGTTCCTGACGCGATAAGAAGTGCGACGATGCAAGCTGCAATAAAGGAACTTCAAGAACCATTCTACTTTACAAAGGACGCAGGGGAAAAGGTAAAGCGCGAGAAAATCGGCGAGATTGAGATTGAACACACTTGGGAAAACGCCTACACAATGATAGATCAGTACCTACGCAAAATTATCAACGTTGGCGGAGTGAGGCTCGAGCGATGAATTACAACGCGACTGCCAACAGAGTACAAGAGACACTTAAAAATTATGGGCGCGTTGGTTTAATAACTCTACCGTCGACGATAGATATACTCACCGGGAAGGAAACACCGGGACAAGAAAAAAGCATATACGTACTTGAAGTAACAAATAAATATAGACCAATAGATGGGACGATAATCACGGCGACGACTAAGGTTTTCCTTGCGTCGTCTTTTGACATAAACGGTACGCCTATCGATATAGGCGTAGGGCATAAAATCGACAACCTACAGATTAAACTTGTCGAGCGCATCGCCCCGAACGGGACGGTACTCATGTATAGGATATACGCGGAATGAATACGACATGGACCGTACCGATAGATAAGTGTATCAGCAACATTGAGCAACAGCGTACAATGATAGTCAAAAAAATTGCGTTCGATTTATTTAGGAAAATAATCTTTAAAACGCCAGTCTTAACAGGGCGCGCTAGGGCAAACTGGCTAGTATCGGTAGCAGCGCCCCGGAATGAAACAGTAGACGAAACCGACAAAACAGGAATGAAAACGTTATCGGAAGTTCAAGGAGTAATAGCAGGCTGGGAATCCGATAGCGATATTTATTTGAGTAATAATCTGCCATACATTTACGGGCTTGAACGCGGTCGTAGCAAGAAAGCTCCGCGTGGTATGGTGAAGATCAGCATTGCGGAGGTGCTTAATGAGCATTAAAGATGTGCGCAATGCAATATTCACGAAACTTCTAAGCCACAACATTCTTAAAACCACAAACACGGCGATTGCAAATGCACCGTTTACACCTAACAGCGATGTTTGGTATCGCATATCTTTTCTTTCCGGCGAGCCTCTGACAATCGGAATAGGGACAGAAGCGAGAGAGCGCTTTGTCGGAATTGTGCAGGTTGATGTATATACTAAAACGGGTATTGGAGATGTAACGCCGATTACAAAGGCCGCTGAGGTTGCAAACCTTATATCAAGGGGTACAGTGCTTACATCGAATGGGCAAGATGTTTTAATAACGAAAGTCTGGATAGACAATGCGGATGTTGAAGATGGTTGGTATGTAACGCCTGTAAACTTTCGTTGGCAGGCTGAAATAAAATCAGGAGGGTATTAAAATGGCAATAGCAGTCGGATCACGGCGACAGTTAATATACGTCGCAGAGAGTACATTGGGGACAACCCCAACAGCACCGGTTTGCAAAGTCTTGCGGAATACTGGCGGGAATGGTATCCAGCTAAACCGAGACACTTTGCAAAGTAATGAGATGAGGAGCGACAGGGCGATCGCTGATGTGAAGTATGGGAATAAAAAGCCATCGCTTACCGTACCGTTTGAATTTAGCGCCGAGAGTTACGACGACTTGCTAGAAAGTGCTTTGTTTGAGGCTTGGGAGACCAACGTTCTAAAGCAGGGAGTAAAACTCCAGTCTTTCACGATTGAGGAAGGCCACACCGATATAGGCCAGTATCAAGTCTTGACCGGTGCAGTGGTAAACTCTTTGAGCCTGTCGGTCCGAGTTAATTCGATTGTAACCGGATCATTTGCACTTATCGGCAAAAATGCTTCTGAGTACAGCGATACGTCAATTGATTCGACACCGGACCCAGCTTCTACCAAGACACCGTTTGACAGTTATACCGGAAGCCTCAAAGAGGGCGTAAATACTATCGCAGTAGTCACCGGTATAGACTTAACGCTGAACAACAACATAGAACAACTGTTTGCATTGTACAACGATGCACCATATGATATAGCCCCTGGACGTGCGCAGGTATCTGGGAATGTATCCTTGTACTTTGAGGATGCATCGTTGATAAACAAATATATCAAAGATACAGCAACGTCGTTGGAATTCACTTTACAGGACGGAGCCGGAAACTCTTATACCTTCCTTATCCCCCGAGTAAAATTCAGCGGTTATGATAAGGCGATATCTGAGAATCAAATTGTAATTACTCTGCCGTTCCAAGGATTATATGACAGCACCGAAAAAACCGCATTAAAAGTGACGAGGGTAAAAAAATGACGAGGGTAATCGCATGAGATTAACAGATCTAGATACTGCAACAAAAGCGAACGAAGGTCTGTGGGTTGACATAAGTCACCCAGTGACCGGGAAACCGACTGGTATGAAAGTCCAGATCCTCGGCGCCGATAGTAAGGCCTATAAAAAAGCTGAAAAAGATATCCGCTCCGATATCATGCTGGGGAAAACCTATGATGACCCTGACGGCGAGCTGGCTTTACGCACGACGATAGACTGGAGCGGTGTCGAAGATGATGAGGGTAAGGCGATACCGTTCAGCCGTGAGGCGTTGCAGATCGCTTTTGAGAAAGCGCCGACAATACGGGACCAGATAATTCTGAAGCAAAAAAATCGTGCGCTTTTTTTATCCAACGGCTCGGACGAGTAAAGGAACTCGCCGAGCTTTACGGTAAGCTGTACGGACCTGCGGATGGAAAGGACTATAAAAGCGGCACGCTTAAAGAAGCGCTTGAACAAGTATACAAGGCAACAGGCAAAAGGGACCCGCTTCTGGATGCGTTCGAGCCTGACGAAAAAGAGCAGGCGCTTTTTACACTGTGGCAAGACATCCGCAGAGCCTGTCCAATCGGAATGAATGGCGTGATGCTAACGTGGGGAACTATCAAAGAATACCAAGAGGTATACGGCTACGAATTAACGGCGTATGAAATAGACGCCGTTTTGATTATAGAAAACACGGTGATGGAGGCGGCAAATGGCAACCGATAAAACAAGCCTAATCGTAGAGGTCCAGCCGAGAGGTATCAGTGAGACCACGGCGCAACTTAACAATCTAAAAACAGCGAGCAATTCCGCCGCCTCGTCAAATTCAGAGCTTGCGAAGCAGATAGCGGGCTTTACCTCCGTTGCTGGGCTTGCGGTCAATGCCGGGATGAAAGCGGCTAGTACGTTCGTAGAAATGGGCCGCAAGTCTATAGAGCTTGCCGCCGGTTTTGAAAAGGCAAAAGTATCATGGGGCGTTTTAATGGGCGACGTTGCAAAGGGCAACGAAGTCTTTTCACAACTCCAAACCTTTGCAGCAGAGACCCCGCTATCTTTCCAATCGGTAGAGGCTGCCGCAAGGACCCTATCCGGCTTTGGTGTAGAGGCCGAAAACTTAATACCTACCTTATCAAAACTCGGCGATATTTCGCTCGGCGATAATCAAAAATTACAACAGCTTGCCCTGGTGTTCGGGCAAGTCAGAGCGCAGGGCAAAGCAATGACGCAAGATCTGTATCAATTCGTCAATGCCGGGGTCCCGATATTCCAGATGCTCGCCGATGTAACAGGCGTAACTGCCGGCGAAATAAAAGAGCTTGCTGCCCAGGGTAAGATTGGATACGAGGAAATAGCCGCAGCAATTGAGAAGGCAACCGGTGAGGCTGGGAAATTCCAAGGGATGATGGAAAAGACCGCCGATACGCTGGCTGGCAAGTGGTCTACTACTCAAGACCTTATCAATCAAACGCTGGCGTATATGGGCGAGCAGGCATTGCCAATGCTCAATAGAATATTAGATGGGATAAATACTGGGTTGGAGTCGACGCTAGATAAAGCACGGGGAAAAGATGAATACGAAAAATATAAAACAGGCAAAATGTATGATGTCGAATCGGTAAAGAAATATCTATTACAAGAGATAGACATGCTAAATAATTTACGTGGCAAGGTCGCTTGGACAAAAGCCGCTGATCAGATGTATAGGAATTATACAAATGAACTTGCGGACATATATATAGAACAAAAGCGTTTAGAAGAACAAAAGCGTTTAGAAGAACAAAAGCGTTTAGAAGAACAAAAGCGTTTAAAGAATACTGCAAGTAATCTAGGATTAAAAACATTTGACTTTGGACTACTCAATCCTTTTGCAGGCACAGTGAATGGTGGAATACATCCAGACTATCTTGCAACCGGTACACCTCTACCGATGCAAGATATAGATCCGGAGCGGTTCAGTCAGCTTGAATACGCAAGTCAGATTACTGCTCAATACGCAGATAAGAGTAAGATACTCAAAGAACAAATCGACCAACTAAATGCCGCTTTTGCAAGAGGCGACATTGACGCTGGAACTTATGTTAGAGCGCTTGATGATATGCAAGGACAACTTGATGAGCTCGACACGCAAACCCTGCAATACAAGCAAACAATCGAGCAGCTTAAAAATGCATTTGCGAGTATCGGGCAACAAACTTTTGTAGACACGTTCAAGGCGCTTGGGGAGTATTTCGCATCAGGAGCAGATGGAGCAGATAATTTTGAACAGGCAATGATGCGGTTGATGATGCAGATCACAAATCAGCTCCCGCTGATGTTCCTCTCGGCAGGTTTGCAATTGATTATTGCTAATAATATCCCGCTAGGGCTTGCCCTTATTGGGATGGCAGGCATAAGCGCAGTAGGCGC